AGAACTTGACAAATCAGGTAATGGTTATGCAGTATTAAGATTCTTACCTGCCATAGAAGGCGAAGATATGCCATGGCAAAGAGTTTGGAATCATGCGTTTCAAGGACCAGGTGGTCAATGGTATATTGAAAACTCTTTAACAACTTTAAATCAAAAAGATCCTGTTAGTGAAGAAAACACTAGATTGTGGAATACAGGCATAGAAGCAGACAAAGAGATTGCTAGAAAAAGAAAAAGAAAATTATCTTACTATTCTAACATCTATGTTGTCAGCGATCCTAAACATCCTGAAAACGAAGGCAAAGTATTCTTATTTAAATACGGTAAGAAAATCTTTGACAAGTTATCAGAAGCGATGAACCCTCACTTTGAAGATGAGAAGGCAGTAAACCCATTTGATTTTTGGGAAGGTGCTAACTTCAAATTAAAAATCAGAAAAGTAGATGGTTATTGGAACTATGACAAATCTGAATTTGAGCCAGTTAGTAGATTAAAACCTACTGACGAGGAGATTGACCAAATCTGGAAATCTCAATATGCTCTAAAGGCCTTCGTTGATCCAAGTAATTTTAAATCTTATGATGAACTCAAAGAGAAACTGAATAAGGTTCTTACTGGAACAAGAAGTACGGAGTCCGTAGAAGACATAGACCTCCCACCAGTCAGCAATGACTTACCTAAGTCTTCTAACGGTGCCGTAGAGAAAGAGGAAACGTCTAACGATGGAGATGATCTGTCGTATTTTAGTAAATTAGCTGAAGACGATTCCTAATATCTATCTCTCTCACTTTCTCAAACGGGTAGCCTTCGGGCTACCCACACCACAATGAAGTTTAAAAGATTACCTAATATTGATAGACGAGCATACAAAGGCTTATTTAAGCCACTTAATCCACAAAAGTATAAAGGCAACGTAAAAAATATAACCTACAGGTCTAGTTGGGAGAAAAGATTTATGGTCTATTGTGATAAGACCAGACAGATTGTAGAATGGGGTAGCGAAGAACTTTTTATACCATACAGAGGTGTTGACAATAAACCACATAGATATTATCCTGATTTCTACATGAAAATCAGACAACCTAATGGCACATACAAAAAATTTATAGTAGAGATCAAACCTAAATATCAGACAAGAAAACCACAACCAGGTAAGATTAAATCAGCATATTTTAAGAAGTCATTATTGACATATGAAACAAACAGACGTAAATGGTCAACAGCATTTGCTTTCTGTAAAAAGCATAATATGACGTTTAAAATACTGACCGAAGATCATCTAAAGACCTTTTAAATCATCATAAATAGTAGTATGGCAAGTGTATTTGACACAATCAAAATGAAGGCAGGAGATACTGACCGTTCTAATAACTGGTACAGAGGACAAGTTAATAGAATAGCAAGTGGTACTACTGCTAGAGAATTGTTTAGACAAGGTAAACTAGCAAGACGACCTAGTGTAGGTAGACTAAATCTATTTGGGTATAATCCTAAATTAAGAAGAACTTTACCATACTATGATGTATTTCCATTAGTATTACCTTTAGAAGCAATACCAGGTGGGTTTATAGGTATGAATTTTCATTATCTACCACCATTATTAAGAACAAGATTATTAGAACGTATGCAGGCAAAAGCAACAGATAAAAGATTTGATAGTAAAACAAAGTTTGATGTAACCTATTCAGATGTTAAAAATTTAAGTATTGTTAAACCAACGATTAAAAAATATTTGTACCCATATGTTCAGACAGGTTTTTTAAGAATAAATGCTGACGAAGCTGCAACAGCAATATATTTACCTGTACAAAGATTTAAGAAGGCTTCAGAGGCAAGAGTATATGCAGATAGTAGGAGATTTATCTAATGGCAATAGCAAGAGTAGGTAAACGATTTGGTGTATTTGATATTAGAATAGGATTACCTAGAGATAAAGGTTTTGATCCTGTTGAGGCAAGTAAACGTATTTCACAAAGAGCAAATCCACAAACTACAATTAACAAATTTAGAGCATTAGTTTCTAGTGGTGAAGGTCTTGCAAGATCAAATAAATTTATTGCAGTAATAAACTTCCCATCAGGTGTGACAGCACAAACAGACTTTGATGGTTCAGAATTTCAGGAATATCAAACAGCGGCAGACTATACTAACACATTAAAAAATGACATAAGAGAGCGATTGTTCTTTTTTTGTGATGGTGCAAGTATGCCAGGTAGAACTATAACAGATGAAACAAATGACCAGTTGTATGGTCCTGAAAGAAGTATTGCAAGAGGTGTTAGTTATGATGATATAACACTTACCTTTTACATGGATCAACAAATGGCTGAACAAGTTTTATTTAAGTCATGGCAAAACATGGCAATAAGTCCAAATACATACAATTCAAATTACTATGATGAATATACAGGTAGCATAGACATATATCCATTAGTAGCATTATCAGATGGTACGATACCAAGAGCAGACGCAAATGAAACACCTGCTCAAGGTGAACCACTTGCAAGAGCAACCCTAGGTGCTAACTTCACACATTTAGTTGAAGCATTTCCTAAAACAATTGCACCAGTAGAGTTATCATATTCTAACAATAACACAATAGCAAAATTAAGTGTTACCTTTTCATACAGATATGCTGTGACACCTGCTGATTTAGCAGTCACAGGCGCTTCAGGACCTAACAGAGTATCAGGTAGATTAAGAGGTGATGTAAGATTACCAACTGAAGACATAGATCAAAGATTTGGTAAAACATTAGGTGGTATAATTAAGAAGTTACCACCTGAATTAAGAAGAGCAGGCCGAGATGTAATCAATCAGGCCAAAACTAGATTCCCGATAGGTAGAATCTTTGGTGGTAAAGTATTCCCACCGTTCTTCTAAATAGATTATATTATATAATAAGGAGTTAAATAATGGCAATACCGAAGATAGTGACACCTACATATGAGTGTGAATTACCTTCTACAAAACAAAAAATCAAATACAGACCATTTCTTGTCAAGGAAGAAAAAGTATTGTTGGTTGCATTAGAGTCAGATGATGACAATGCTATATCAGACGCAATAATACAAGTATTACAAAACTGTGTGCTTACAGATGTTAAAGTTGATAAGTTACCTATATTTGATTTTGAATATTTGTATTTGAAAGTAAGAGCAAAGTCTGTGGGTGAGGTCGTTAATTTAAAACTCAAATGTCCAGATGACGAAAAGGTGACGGTAGATCACGCTTTAAACCTTGACGATTTACAAGTTAAGTTTAATGCAGATCATAAAAAAGAAATAAACTTTACAAAAGACTATGGCGTAGTTATGAAATATCCTACGGTAAAAGAGTTTAAACAAAATCAAAGTCCTTCAGAGGCAAGTTTTGATCTTGTTAAAGACTGTCTTTCAATGATATACAAAGGTGAGGAAACTTACGACAAAGGTAACATTGAAGACAAGGAACTTGATGAGTGGATAGAAACATTAACACCAGCACAATACAAATTAATATTGAACTGGTTTAAAACTATGCCTAAAATAGAGCATACTATTTCTTATACTAACCCTAAATCTGGCAAAGATTTTAAATTAAAATTGCAGGGAATTAAAGATTTTTTTTAATATCCCTCAACCACGATACGCTAGAAAATTACTTTAGGGTTAATTTTGCATTGGTTCAACATCATAAATATTCATTAAGTGAATTAGAATCAATGGTACCTTGGGAGAGGGAAATATATGTTGATCTTCTATTAGAACATCTAAAAGAAGAAAAACAACGATTAGAAGAAAAAAAGAGGAATAGATAAATGCAAATAATTAACAATACAAAAAACACCATAAAAACAGTATGGTGGTTTTTTAAAGAAGAATTACCTCAGTTTTTATCAAACTGGAGAACTGTACCTAGACTTATGATGGTCCTATACGGTATGGTATTTTACAATACAATGCAATGGTTTATGGCACTTGAAGCCCCTAACAACGCACAAGCAGGTTTTGTATCTGTTGTTGTAGGTGCAGGTGCAGCTTGGTTTGGTTTATACGTTAATGGTAAAAAAACAAACATACAAAACAAGTAATCAATGGCAAAATCATTTAGAGAGTTTTTAGACGAACAAAGAAAACAGACGCCAGATGTTAAAGAAAAAGTTAACATCGCTTCTGCTGGTACAACTTTTTACTTAAATCATATTAAAGATAGAGGTTTAGGTCAAAGTTATATTGCAGATAGAGGTATATCTCAAGCCGCAGTAAAATTAACAGACGATTTCAGAAATGATATTGAGATGTTAGATGGCTCAGATTACAGAGGTTTTGTAGGTTTTGTTAGAAAGTTTGAGTCTGCTCTAAATGAATTGCCAAAGAATAGAAATTTATCACCTGCTGACAGAGAATATGTTGAGTCAGCAATAAGAGATCCATTAGCACAAATTGCTACAATTAGAGGTCCTGTATTAAGACTTGCATATGGACTAGAAGATTTTAAAAAACAATTTAAACCACTTAAACTTGCAGATAGATTACTAGGTGACGTACCAATCATAGGTAATTTAATTAAGTCGAAGATTGAAGATATTGAGGCTGGGGAAGAAGCAGTTATTAGAGCAGGTAGAGAAGCTGCAAAGGCAAAAGCAAGAGAGTTTAGAAAAAGTTTAGGATTAGATGATGATGACATGGGTGAATTTGCACCAGCAGATGATGTCATACAACCTACAGCAGGTTCTGCTGCTGAGTTTGAACAACAGGTTTCAGATGAGAGATTGGAAGATAGAGGTCGATCTGACTTCATGTCAACAGGTGCTAAGAAAAACAAGACCGAAGAACAACAAAAAGAAGCAAACTTTGAACGTGAACAGACACAAAATATATTTGAAGCCATTATGGCAAATACTGCTGAGACCAACGAGATACTAAAAGAATTGATTGAAGTCAATGAGGAGATTAAAGAGGGTTCTGATGGTACTTCTTTATTAGAACTTTTAGGTGCTCAACAAGCATTAAAAAAAGGTGGTAAACTTTTAAAAGGTGGTGGCGCTGTTGCAACTGCTGCTGGTTCAACTATTGCTGCTAAAAAAGCATTAAGTAAAAAAGCAACACCAAAAGGTGACAAACTTAAAAAGAATATTAAGAAAGTTGCCCCTATAGCAAAAAATGCTGCCAAAGGTGCTCTTGCAAAAGTGCCATGGTTATTACCTATCATCGGTGCATATGACGTTATATCAGGTGCAGCTGGCGCTGAAGAAATACTAGAGGCAGCACCAGATGAAGAGGTATCTTTCTTTGATAGACTAGGTGCAGGTATAGGTAAACTTGTAGAAACAACCACATTTGGTTTAGTTGACGCAAAATCAGCTGCAAACTTTTTAGGTGCGGCACCAGAGAAGAAAGTTGACTCAACTGCTGATGTTGCAGCCGCTGCCACAACAGATTTAGCAAGTTCCTACACAATGGATGCAGACCTTGTAAATCTAAAAGCAAATACAATTAGATTAGGCACACTTGATAACGCATTTGAAAAAATGAACACAGATTTAAGCGACATGGCGTCTTTCTTTAACAATCAAATAGTAAATAACAATTCAAACGCAACAACAATCTTACCACCAGTATCATCAAATAATAACGATCAAAGCGTTATAGTAGGCAGAAATAACCTATACAAATAGTCAATAACTTCATATAAATATAGATATGCAAGTATTAAGTTATCCATTAAACGTAGAGGAAAATGACGGTCATTACATATTGTTTACAATATTTGAGACCCCAGCGTATGAGTATAAGTCACCTTATACAGACATAAATGTACCTCAACAAAAAATTAATTCATCTAAATTACAAACTTATGGTGTAAGTGATGTAAAAAGAAATAGAATACAAGAGGCAATATCAAAACTTGCAGGTGTCAGTTATGCAAACAATGCCATTAACAATAACGATTTTGACGCAGGCAGATATGCTAAAAGATATAGAACATCAATATTAGGCGCAGGTCGTGGTGCGGCTGCAAAACCTAAAAATGCTAGAGCAGCAATATCATTATATACACCACAACAAGTAAAAGTATCTCACAAAATGAATTATCAGGCAGAGGATGTTTCATTTGCAGGTGGTGCCATTGCAGGATTTTTAGACACACTAAATGCAGATCAAAAGTTAGCTGCTACAGGTAGTGCTTTTAAAACAAAATTACAACAAGTGGTAGCAGGTGCAGGTAGATTTGCAGGCACAGGTGGCGCACAACAAGCAGTGTTCGGCACAGCAGTAAATCAGAACCTTGCTGAAGTTATATTTACAGGTTTAGAATATAGAACTTTTAGTATGGAGTTTTCTATGATGCCTAAAAGTAAACAAGAGGCAAAACATGTTGATGATATTATAAACACATTAACATATTATGCTCTACCCAATAGAAAACAAAACTCAGCACAGACATTTGATATACCAGCAGAGTTTAATATGAAATATATGTATTACTCAAAAGAAAACAAATACATACACCCAGCATTGACACTTGCATTAGAATCAATAGACATATCATATGGTGGTCAAAAGTTTGCTACGTTTAGAGGTGATGAACGTGGTGCTCAACCAGTAAGAACAGATGTGACATTGACGTTTAGAGAACTAGAACTTGCTGATAGACATACACTATATGGTGCAAAAACAGAGAGAGATAAAACTAAAAACGAGGCAGCTGCAGAAAAAACAGGCAATGCTTATGGCAATGCTTTTGGTTTAGGTGCAACTGATGGACCATAATGGAA